TTTCAAACTCACCACCATCAATAACTTTTTGAGCTTTTGAAATAGCTTTCTGTAATTCTTGTTGCTTACAAAACTTAAGAGCCTTTTCTTGAACAAATAACGTTCCTTCAATTGGCGCTTCTTTTATCTTTTTCAAAGTATCCAAAATAATCTTCAATCCAAGTTCTTGTTGAATTTCTGATTTTGATAGTTGTTCAATAGTATCAAAATTTGGTACATGTTCGTACTTTTGATAATATTCTTTGATCATTTGGACAATCAATTTGAAATATTTATTGTCAAAGTAGTTGATATCAATCACTTGAATTATGGTTCTACCAAATTCCTTATCCTCAATTATCTGATTTAACAATTGGAGTTGGAAATTGCTTCCCAAGTATTCAAAATTTTTGTTACTCATACTTTATAAATATTAAACTAATGTGCTATTTTCAAGGTAATCGTATGACAATTCGTCAGCTGAAAATATGTCAGTGAGTTCGGCAAGTATAGATTTTATGTGATTTCTCACATCTACGGTGTATCTTATTTTAGGTGGGTAAATTTTTGCGTCAAACAATCTATGACAAATTGTCTCATTATTTTTCTTTATCGTAAGGCTAAAATATTCAGGACCATCAATAGAAGAAGTGTTTAAAATTTCAGGATTGTAAATAATATCCTCTTTGTTATCTAACAGATAAACAACAGATCGCATTTTTAAACGATATTGTAGGTCACTAATTACCTCTTTAAGATAATAGTACAAGTCCATAGAGTTTTTTGCATCAGGATTGTAATTTCTTACATTAAAAAATCTTTGGATGATGAAGTTGTCATTCACCTTCATTGTGAATTCAAGTTTTGTAAGTTCTTGTTCTTTCATTTTGTTATTTTTTGGTTATAAAATTGTTTTTTTCTTTTCTTGTTAGTTTTAAAAAAGGTGTTAAAAAATTTACCCACGAATTATCCTGTTTTGGTAAAAACTTAAAGAAACCGTCCTGCATCATCATCTTAATAATGTTACGATATCCTCGTCCGTCTGGGTTTAATGTTTCTGTGTAATAAAGTTCAACAACTTGTTTTCCTTCCTCGGTAATGAGTGGCTTTGAAAGATCAACAATCTTTTCATTGATTTCAAAAAACTCATTTCCGTAAATTCCACTTTTTGTTTTTCCTGTGAGTAAATTTTTTAACACCCCATTGTCCTTATCTGTTTTGAACAATGTTTCTGCCTTGGTTAAAATATCGGTTAAATTAACCTTATCGTCAAGTATTTCAGGAAATAAGTTTATTAATGTTTTTTCACCTAAAAAATATATTCCATCAATATTATCTGATTTGTCTCCAATAAGGATTTTACATACTGAAATATTATAATGGGGAACTTCAACATCTTTTAATTTGATCTTATCTCCTTTTTTATACGTTTTTTTTGTATTTGGCGAATAAATTGAAACGTTTTCGGATATGAGTTGGGTTAAGTCTCTGTCACCCGAAAAAATGGTAATCTTTTCGTTTTCGGCTATTTGACAATAATGGGCTATAAGATCGTCGGCTTCGTTTTTTTCAACATTAATTTGACGAATAAACATCTCTTCAAGATATTGTTTAATCCTCTCTTTTTGTTGATTAAAAGATTGTTCTTTTAATGGATTATCATCACTTCTACGATTTTCTTTATATTGGGGGTATATTGTTTTTCTTGCTAGTGAGTTTTCTTCACCATCCCACATTACAACAACCTTATCAAAGTTATATTCTTCAATAAATCTTCTTAATGTATTAAGAAAGTGCCAAATACCCCCGATATGTTTTCCTTCGTGATAAAATTCTTTAACGCCATGGAATCCTACTTTTAGTAAATTCATTCCATCTACGAGTAATGTCTTAGTCATTAATCATTTTTAAATTATTTGTAAAAAAATTTTGTTACTCTTTTTTAAATTGTTTTCCTCCCATAGTGGTTGGAGATTTGTATAATGACATAACTTATATAATTCATCCTCGGTTTTTGCCGATGATAATGGTATTATATGATAAATATCACAAAAATTATAAAAAGATAGAATTTTTATTATTCTTCTGTTTTTTCTTCTTTAAGTTCAAATTCACCTTCAACACCTAAAATATCTTTCCAATATTCAGAATATTCTTTTTTATATTTCTCTATGGACGATTTTTCTTCAGTTGAATCTTTACCTGAAATAAAACCATGTGGAGTTACTATAATTTTACCATCATCATATCCTAAACCTGAGATATGGTTTTTAAGAACAGAAATTTTAGTTCTACTAGCAAATTTTACACTTCTTTTGTCTTTTGTTGCGGTAATCTTTGTTGTACCAGCACCTTTTTGATTACCAAAAAGAAATACCAATGACGAGTTTAACCAGATAGCCTCGCCTCCTTTGGCTTTGATCTTAGCTTGACTGAACGGGTTATCGGGTAATTCGACCCAGGGCTGATTTACTATTACAAGAGTATTTTCATATTTTGAATCGGCTTTACGGCTTCCAGATATTCTTTGGTTCAATCCCATACCTATTTTATCCGCTAACACACCGGCATTGTGTTGGCGTCCACCCTTTCCGTCAAATGTCATCTTACATGGAACGGATCCCACAGAATCCCATAGGAACAATAAACTATAATCTAGTTCCCCCTTTTCTTGGGCATCCAACAATTGATTAATATAATCGGTAATTTGCTCTATATATTGAAAATCATTGTTAAATAAATAGAAACCATCCCAATCTACTTCGCCAGTATCTGTATCAACTTTTTCTTCACACTCAAAACCCATAGTTTTGGCATGATCGAAACTCCATTTTTGTTCAGTGATAATAAAAACAGGAAGAATTCCTTTTTTCTGAGCATCAACAGCCGCTTTTATAAGAGCTGTTGTCTTTCCTGTATCCGAATGTCCTAAAAACATATTGATATGTCCAATAGCAGGACCAGGTAAACCGACAGCATCCAAAAATTCTTCACCCAAGTCAAAATATCTTTGTGGTTTATATTTTGCCGAAGCTGAGAACTTATCTTTAATTGATTTAAAATCGTTTTTCTTAATCGCCATTGATTATTGATACTTATAAAATTCTTTAATTGTTTCTAATTTGTCTTTTGCATTTGCAATTTTTTCAACCAACTTATCCATCTCTTCAATGTGTTGTGGATGTTCTCCGATACCAACAGGTGAGGTAAAATAAATAAGGAGTGATGATTCAGCATCTAACATTTCTGCTTCATATTTGGCACAAAGTGCTCTGTATAATTTTTGTGAAATTAATGTTTCGTTTGTCATTATTAAAATTTTTGTTAATTAAAAAATAAGAAAGCATGGACACATTGTATAGGGTTGTGTCCATGCATTTTTTTAGAAGGGCATTTCATCATCAGGTTCTGAATTGATTTGTGGATCTTCTATTTTAGAATTTTTTCCACCAAATGTACTTTCAGATTCTTCAGAGTTCCCATAAACATATGACCCCTTATCGCTATCCCATCTTGGGGTTTCTCCTCGGGCGATTGCCTCTAAATATTCAGTAGGTTTTTTTGAATAAACATCTTCCCAAGTTAATTCATCATTAATCCAACTATCCATTGTTTCTTTATCAGAATGTAATGATGATGGATCATCATACATAACGGTTTGAATTACGGTATAGTAGCTACCTGTAGGTGTTTTAGATTTTGTTAGTTCAAGAATAATATCTCTACCTTTTTGTGGATCTGTAACATCACCTTTAGAACGGAATATAGGAATTATTTTATCCAATATACCTTCATTTTTATAGTTATGTTTAAAACGCCAGAATTTTACACCATCTTGTTCATTATCGCGGTCAATTACTTTGACAATATAGAATTTTCTTGGTCTGTATTGAGAAGCCAATTTTTTATCAGATTCTTTTCCTGTTGCCATGAGTTCCTCATAAACTTCACTGAGTGGTGATCTTTCATTGTCATTTTTTCCCGGATCATAAAATTTTTGCCATTTACCATCTACCTGAACTTCATGAAACCAAACTTCTTTGAAGGGTGAAGATCCATCTTTTGTTGGTAGAATTCTCAATCTACGTTGAGCTTGTTTTTCTTTTTCACCCAAGATCGCCGCGAAATATTTTTTCATTCGTTCATCTTGAGACATCTTGGATGATGTTGATTGTTGTGATTTTTCATACTGTGACAGTATTGCATCTAAACTTGTTGTCGCCATAATTTAAAATTTTTTTAGTTGTTTAAGAATAGTTTAATTGTATGTAATAGTCAATTTTTTTTCAGATTTTTTGGTCTGAAAACAAAAATATAGTAAAATATATTTATTTTTTCTAATGGTTTCTATTTACGAAATTGTTGTAATTGATCCGTATCATCTTCAAAGTTTCTGAAACTCTTTCTGATTTCATTAGGATTATAATTTTCAACATCGTCCTGAGAAATTACATATTCGTTTTTTCCACTACGTTCCATTTCGGGTAATTTATCATCAAAAAAATCTGTCAATTTTTGATTGAAAGGCCCTGAATCCAAACTTCTCAACTCTAATTTTTCTTGAGGGGTTTTGGGTTTCATCGTTTCAATTTTCTGTTCCAAATTATTCAATTTATCTACCATATTATCCATAACAGACAATTTACTTTCTAAATCTTGCATATGTTTAAAAAGAACATCAAAATATTCTTCTTGTTTTTGACCAATTGATTTTTGGGATTTTACCAAATCTGTTACATCTACCTCTTCAGTATCTTTATCTTCTTTCTTTTCTTTTTCATCCCCAATTTTTTCAACATCAGGGTCTTTTGCAACATCCACAGTTGTTGTTCCTGTAGGTGCTGGAGGAGCGGCAGCTGCAGGATCTGCACCAGGTGCTGGAGGTAATGCACCAGCATCTCCTACTGGAGGGGGAGGAGCTTCACCTCCTTCAACTGGAGGTGGTGGTAATGCCGCTTCTTGTTCGGCAATATATCTATTTATCTTACGGTATCTATTTAGTTCTGCTAAAATTTTATCTTCAGTTTTCATGTTTCAATTTATCCGTTTAATAATTGTTTAACGCCATTTAAAGTTTCTACCTGAATTTTTCTGTTGTTTTTTATTGTATTATCGACTCTTTCTATCAATCCATCTTTCATTCTAACAACATAACATTCACCAGTATCTAAATCACAAACTTGTTTAGAACCGTTTCCTAAATCTTTTTCGGTCATATTTGTATCTTTACCAAGATAATTATCAAGTAATAATTTTGTATTCATATTTTTTATTTATAAATATCTTAAAAATTTAATTAATTCAAAATACTTTTTTATTTTATATTTTTCCAAAAATTTATCGCCCACCCAATATTTGTTTTAATATCATTAATTTTATTTGGGTCTGATTTTGTCCATACTTCATCACTTGCCTCTTCACTAGTTTGATTTAGAAGTAAAAATTTAGCTAAACTTTCTATCTTAACTTCACCATCATTATCATTTTCAATTTTATTCATTCTTGGACTCCACCAACCTACTAAAAATGAAATACAACTATCAACACTTTTGAATGATGCATAAGGTACTAAATCTATGTTACAATAAAATGAAGTATTAAAATTGTTGTTACCATTTGTTCCCCAATTCATTGGATTTCCTTTTGCAGAAACATCCAAATAAATTGCGGCAAAATTATTTTCATTAGTTGTTAAAACAATATTACTTGGTATAGTGTTATTATCAGAGTTAGTACTTAAATATACTTTTGAAAAAATCGCATATTGCAACTTAACATCACTTGTTTTACTCAATATAATTGTTTTTAATTCTTTCATGTTTATTTTTGTACTTGAAGGATTGTCTATTTTTACATAATTAGTATAAACACTACTTGCACTACATGACTGTGTGGTGGTTGTATTAACTCTTGGTGTAGTTAATCCATTTAACGCGGTATCTCTTTGAGATAAAATATTTTGTTGGTTCTCCGATGTCTTTTGTTGTTTAACAACATTATCTCTTTTTGTTTGTTCTTGAATTGCTCTTAATAAACTGTTTTTTAACGCTTGGAGATATGTGTCGGGAATTGGTAATTCGGAAATATTTTGTCTAACCCCTGTAACTACGGTTTCAAAATTACCGGGAGTTATAACGTGATTTACTGATAAAATCATGTAAGGTCCATAAAACATAGGTACATGTCGCAAATTAAAATACATGGTAGGTTGGATCATGGCATTTCCTAACATACTAATGGTACAATTATAACTTCTAGTTTTATAAAGGTTATAAAGTGATAAGTTTTGAGTTGTCGATCCACGATTACCTGACTGATTTGCCATTTGATTTATGGCTTGTAAGTTTTCCGCTGTCGGTGTTCCACCTTGCATATCAACTTGAAACCCATGGAATATTGATTGATTTTGAGGTCCAATATCTACGTTAAAACCTACCACTTTGTTGGATTTATCCCAATCTTTTTTATTAATTTGATTTTCAATCAATGGATTACTACTAGATCTTCGTAAATCAAAAACATCACTTCTAAATCGGTAATCTATATTTTTTACGTCAGGGTGTTCGCTAGGTTTTCCCGCATAAAAACACAACATTTTACTTCTTGAATCTCTATAATCTACGTTCAAATGCGTTCCAAATAAACTATTGGCAAAATCTAATGTACCTTCTGGTTTAGGTTCTGGATTTTTTGAAACGTCATTTACGTTATAAAAATTCATATAAGAAGGTAGATTATATATTACAAAATTATTTTCAATTATTATTGACTGTACAAAAGAAAGCATGGACGCTTTTTCAGGAAGTGTTAATAACCTATCTCTTAATTTAAAAATATCAATCAAAACTTTACTACCAATATCTCTTGATGCTCTATCTAATAATAGTACATCTTCAAATATTGTTTTTTCTCCAATATCTAATCCGGCTATCCATCTATCATTTAAGGCTTTGAATGATTCCCAAAGTTCTACAGTACCTTGATCTCCTATCAACTTGTCATTTTTGACTTTTTCAGAGTTTATTGTTGTATCTGGTAATTTTGTATTTAACTTTAAAAATAGGCTATTTGTTATATCGGTTTGAAAATTATCTAACGACTCTAAGTATTCATCCATTTTTTGAATGAATTCATTCCTATTTATAATATTACCAGCCGCCTTTTGCGTTGCGTATATTTTTATAATTGGCGCAAAATTTTTGATGTTAATTACATCAAATGAAATGTCCATATCAATAAAAAAGTCTGTAATGAAAGAACCATTATCAGAATAACCAAACCCATTTACTTCAGAAAATCCTACGTAAGTCTGTAATGCCGCCCATTCTGTAGGATAATTTGCCAAAGAATCTGACAATGTAGAAAGAGGGGGTAATGCGTTTGGTGTATTCACTGAAAAACTCGTGAATTCAAATGGATCAGAAATTTGTAGTAAATTACTTGGTAAATTTAATTTTGGATTTGCGGAACTAAAACTTTTAAATAACTTTATATTATAATTTGACGGGTTTCCATATTTTATAATAATATCGTAATTTAAAAAACTTGCAATTAAAGAATTAATACTTTTTTCTTGATTTTTTATTACTTTGTCTATAACTTGTTCTCCAGTGAATCCACTAATATTTGGCGAATTTGCATCTGTAACCTCAGATACTCTCATCAAATTTCTAAAAAGCATTTGGAAATTTTTAAATGATGCCTCTGTCACGCTTGTTTCACCTGAAAGAACCGCATCACTATAGTCATAAATGGATTTAGAAAAGTTTAAAAACATTTCTTCAAACTGATCTAATACAACTTTTTCAAAAACAGAAAATATTTCACTTATTTTTGAATATTCGTTGTCCCCATTTAAAGTAAAATTATCTTGACTTTTACCCGAAAAAACAGTTTTCATGTATTCGGATGGGGAAGGTTTTGTAATTTTAGTTGTATCAAAATAACCAAAATTAGGTGCCCCCCAAAATAATCTTACAGAACCATTATAGACTGAAGTATTTCCTGTTACTTCTTCTATTAAAGTTTTATTTTCACCTTTAGAAAAACATTCGTAAATTGTTTGATTAATGTAAGAACCATTAGATGGTAATATATAATAACCACCTCCAAAATCAGATTTCACCATTAAAGTCCAAGGAATTATTCTTAAATCTCTTAATGGGTTATTAAGGTCAAAACCTTCACTAAGATCAATTTTGGCTTTATCTACATACTTCATTACCAAATTGTTATCTAAAGCGTCTTGAACATCTTGTGCAGTATAACCTGGTGTAGAGTTGTTAGATATATTAAAACCTCCTTGTGTTGCCGTTTGACTTATATTAACTGAATATGTACCAATTCCACCTGTACCCGATATAAATCCCGTAATCGTTGTTCCATTTATAATAACACCCGAATTGACTTGTTGTCCAATTTGTAAATCATTACTAGAAATATTTGTTACTGTCAAGATTGTTCCCACAATGAAACCCGAACCCGTTATTGACAGATAAGGGTTAATTACAAATTGACCTTGATAAAATAAATTGAAATCATTAATAAGTTTGGGGTAAAAACCTGTATTCATCAATGATGAAACTTCTGCCCCTACAGGGGTGTTTTTTTCTAAAACAATATCAATGTTATCGCCATCTATAACTAAAGGATATATTTTTTCAGAATCATCAGTTACAGGGTCATAATTATTGGTATAGTTAAATCCAGACCAAGAGGTTTGTATAATGTCCTGCCCTGTTTCTACAAATTTTTTATATCTATGATAAACAGAACCTATCTTTAAAACCCACGCATATGGTATTTTATGAACCGCACCATATTTTTTTAATGTTGCAAAAATGTAATCTAAATCGTTAGTTGATTGTGGTTGATCACCACTCTCACTTTGATTCAAAGTTTTATATTTCTCTCTCAATGTAGCTAGCGGCAAACTATTCAAAAACAAATAAGCCGAGGAAACAAATGGATGTGCTGAAAATGCTTGAAAATTTCTTATCCCCTCTTGAATAGAATTGATAAAGTATGGGGTATTAAGTATTGATATTGTTTGTTGAAAGGTAACATTACCACTATAATCAGAATAATTTAAATTTCCTTCTGTTGGTAGTTGTTTATACCCATCTCTCCTATTCTGAAAATAGGTTATCATTTCTTCATTAGTGTCGAAATCAATATTATTGGGTAATACCGCAACAAAATTAAAGTTACTTATTGGACGACTTTTAGTTTTTTGTTGATTTTCTAAATTACCATTTCCTTCAAAATTTGTTATAGTTTTTATAGTAGTATTATATTGTATAACTTTTGAGGTTGAAAATACATTTGTAACTGATTGACCATCTGCTAAATTTGAAGAACACCATGAACTATTTGTGAAAGGATACGTATCTGTAAATTCTAAAGAATTTGATGATCCATCATTTTGAAGATATTCAGAAATATTTTTAGGATTTTGTAATTCACTTAAATTAACGTTAAGATTTTTCAAATAATCCAAATTACTAATTTTGAATTCTGAATTTTCAATATAGTTTTTAATGTATGTCGTATTGAATATACCTCTTAACAAGTTTTGCCAACTTTCTCCAGTACCTCCATTTGATACATGTCTTAAAATACTCTCGAATGAATCTCCATTTATATCATATTGTTTTAATTTTTGTGTAAGACTAGGACTTGTATCTCCTAAACTTTGTACAATGTTGAAACTCTCACTTTCAGAAATTGATTCTACTATTTTATCATAGAACGTTGAGTTTTTAGAACTTCTTGATAATTTTGAATAATAACAATATAATATTAATCTTTCGTATATTTCGTAAAAATATTTTACTTCTTGTTTATTTGAAAAAATTATATTTTGTTGGGGATATTCTATAGCATTGAAAGAGATCCTTTGAACATCAAATTGTTCATTTTCATACGCAGTATTGTCACTTGGTGGTAATACTCTTTCTGTATATCCTTTGAGGTATTCCTCTACAAACTCTATCTCCGGCCACACATCATAAAGGAATCCTTTTGTTTGATCTATATAGTTTTTATTACCAGGGTATTCAACAATATATTTTTCATTTCCTTCGGTATCAACTTCATTAACGATGAACTGAGGCCAAGGGTATATAGGAACCAGATCATCATTAGGGTTTTCAATGTTATCTGTAGTTGCGTTAGAAACTGTTTTTTTTAAAATACTTTCTTGTCTAATTTTTAAAGCCTCTTTATTATTTGAATTAATGTCCCAAGCTTTTATATGAACATCATTCATTAATCTTAAAAAAGCCTCACCATTTGCAAAAATAACTGCTAAAACATTTCTTAAATTTGGGATAAAACCAATTCCATTGTTTGGATTTTCCAATAATAACTTTAAAGCTTCTGTAAGCTCGTCTTCAATTTTTGACCTAATTTTTTTTAGATCTGACAACATTTTTTCAGTTAGGTCGATAAAACTACCATCACCTTCAAAATAAAATAAATTAATTGGTGTTTTTTCAACTCCAGCTCCGGTTACAGGTGAATTATCAACCGCATATCCTTGTGAAGTCACTCCTAATGATACGAGTTCTTTTAGAATTAATTCTTTGTTTTCAGTAGAAATTTGATTAAATCTTTGTTTAACAGTTTCATCAATATTTAAGTCTTTTGCTAAGTTTGTAGGGTCTTCAAATTTTATTTGAAAATTTGACACATTTTTAACTCTTAACTCTATATTTGATTTTTTTTCATCTCCACTAATTTTATATTTTCCAGATTCACCAACAGTAGGGTTTTTACCCAACTTTGTATTATACTCTGTTATTAATGTATTTAATTCTGCGATTGCGTTGTTTTGATCTTGTAAAGATTTATTAACCGTAGGTCTAAAAGGATAAACTTTATATTTTTTATCATTTTTTTGATAAATATAAAATATTTTTGGGTCACATTTTGTTCTAAACCAAGATTTTTCTATTTCATAAAATATTTTTTTCTGAAAATCTAACAACTCTGTTTGATACGTTTCACAGTTAGTCAGCGGCTCCATATTTTCTTTTTTACTAGTAAAATTATCTAGAACATTCTTAATAAAATTTTCTATCCTTTTTTGCATTTGTACCAACGTGATTTCAGGAAAATCATCAGGAATTAAACCTTTTGATTTATATTCACTGTATAACTCTCGTACTTTTTGAAATCCTAACTGTGTAACACTTTCTCTAACATTTGTTGTTGGTGACTGTCCTTCAGATGTCTCAGAAATCAAAACTGTCGAGGAGTACATATGTGGTGTGGCAATCAAATGAGCCAAACTTATTTCCGCCAAAACTGTAAATTTGTAAGTATAAAATTTGAGTGTAATTTTGAAATTACCTGATTGAACATCATATCTTGTTTTAAAATCTTTCAACATCAAAGGCAATCTTATTGCCTTTCCATAATAACCCTTTATAGTTAATTGGAATAATGGAGAAGAAAAATTGAAGAAAGCAGCATAAGGACTACTATCACCCGCTTCAAATAACGCTCTACCCTTCACATCTTCTAATTCAATTTCTATTTGGGGATTAAATGCTGTGTTTATAGAAATTCTG